ACTTGAACTGCTTTATTGTATCTTCAAGCAACTTCTTCACAGAGTACTGTATCGACTTCTGCACCTCTCGCACGCACACGATGAACTGCTCTTTCTCCATCCCCATCAAAAGTACCACTCGCGCGATACTCCATGACTTGCCAGAGCCACGTCCTCCATATGCACCGCGATGTCTTGCATCACAGTTATCAATAAGCTCTTGTTTAATTATATCAAGTATTTCTACTTCTTGTACCATTATTCTGTGTCCTTTTTAGTACTTAACAAAGGTGCTTCTTTGCCACGTAGAATAATTGAATCCGGAACAAGACTAGGATTAGTTTCTTCTTTGCCACTGAATCTTTCTTTGTCTAACAATTTACCTAAGTCCATTGCAGCAGTACGTGCTAATTTTTCATCTGGAGACTGCATACAATTTAACAAAGTTACCATAATCTTCTGTCTTACCTGAGCATCCTCAAAAGCAACACGAAACATAAAAGAATCATCAGCCAGTAGTAATTTTTTTTCGTCATCATCTATACCTGCCATCATAAAAGCAATATCAAGTGAATATGATAAACGATAGTGCATGAGTACTAATTCTTTTTTCTCTGCCATTGTTTTCACTTAACTTGCTCCACGTAACAAAAAGATTGGCTCGTGGCTAGTGTCAATATACTACTTGAATATATTTACAGTTCACCACTCACCGGCTTAATTAGTATTATAACATATTTTTCTATTCTTGTCTATCATCTTATGGACAAAATGCTGTTTACTTGTTTAATAGTTTATGACATATAGCATATGTGAATAATATTTTCCCAGAAAGTTCTATATAGAAGGTAAAATCTTCTAAAAAGTCATTGACTGATGAAGATTTTATTTTCTTGATATTTGTATATAGATGATTCTATGGAAATTATCTCGTCAATGACTGTAGATCTTTTAGATAATTAAAAAAGAATAAATCGGATGTCCAGGATAACAAAAAATGCTGCTAAGTGTCACTGAACATGCGATACTTGCTGTAAATTGAATAATGTATGACACTTGCTATTATATATTGGCTGCATGATACAGGATACATGATACAGGATACATGATACTGGCTATGCGCTACATGACACATGCTACGGGATATTGATTATATCTGCGATGGATGCGAATCCCGGGCCCATTTGGTGAAAAACACCCATAAGGCCCTGTATAGGGCCCGGGCTATATATTATTTCGAATATATATTTGTTTTCTAATATAGTTTTTCTCTATATATTATTTTTAGCATATATTATTTTTACTATGTAGCTTTTTATCTATATATTATTCTTTGCATATACTATTCTTATTATATTATATTATAGTCATTCTATATATAACTTTATATAAATCTTGTTACTATATAATATATTTGATATATACTATTTGGCCTATGCTCCAGGACCATTTGATATATAAAAAATTGTATATAGTTTTAATTGAATATACTTATTGTTATATATTACTATTCTATATATGATTTGTTATATATTCCAGGTCCAAGATATACTGCTTTTGGTATATTGCCACTTTACTATATAGTCATAATTATTGATTCTTTTTTGTATCTCTTTTTCTGAATATATTATTCTTAATATATATTTATTTTTATTATTTTGAGTCTTTATATTATATTTTAAATATATAATTTTATTATATATTATTGGTATTTATATATTAAACTTTTAGTATATATGAGTAAAAAATATTTTGAATTTTTTTTATTTATTTTCATTATTTTGAGTTTTTTCTATTGACTTTCAATCTATAATTTGATATTATATATATAAGATTAAGAAATAAAAGAGAGGTTTTTAAATGAAAGAATTATTGAATAGAAAATCATTATTAGAAAAAAGATTATCTGAATTGAGAAGAGATTTATTGATTTATTCAAAATCAGATGAGTATTTTAAAATCAAATATCATGATAATTTTTTTCATAATCTTAAATTATATTTTGATTATGAATATCAGATTAAAATGATAAATCTTAAATTGAATCTTTTAATAGATTGAATAAATAAATTGAAGAGAGGTTTTTTAAAATGAATAAGAATATGAAAGAATTTTTAGAATCTAATAGAAGAATTGAAAATCTTAAAATAATTGATAATATTGCATATTTTGAATATGATGAATTAAAATCAAAGATTATAATTGATAATGAAAAAATGAATCTTGAAATATATTATAATTCTATATATTGCGATTTAGATATAATAAAAGATGAATCAGGCTTTTTCTTGAATGAATTATATCAATTAAATTATATATTTAATTATAGGTTTATAGATTTTAATTTCGATTTTATAGAATCAAATTATTTTGAAAAAAATATTGATGAATTAAAAATTGAATTGAATAATTATAATTCAAAGTATAATAAATAATCATATATAGGCCAATTGATATATGCTCTTGGCCATATATTCAAATATTCTTAAATAAGAATACTTGAATATATCAAATATGATATAAAGGAGTTTTTAATTGAAAATTGAAAAAATGAAAATTGATTCTAAATTATTCGATAAAATAGAATCAATTATTATTGAAAATAATTTAAATTATTTTCATTATCTTAGAAAATAATGATTGACACAATCTTTCATATCTGATAGAATATAGAAAGATAGAAAAAGGGAATTGAACAGGATTTTCAAAATCCTATAATTCATCGTTTCGAGGTTCTTTGAAATAATCAATTTTAGTGAAAGTCAAGCGAACAGGATTATCTTAGATAATCAAAAATCAAAACAAAGAGGTAACGAAATGTCAAACACAATTGCAAAGAAAATTGAGGAGAAAAAGGGAATGGACGCAAAAGAAAAATTTCTGCAGGGCAAAAAAGAAGCTGCCGATCGGTACAAAGAAAATCAGAAAAAGGCAAAGGATATTCTTTCAAGTTTCGTGAATTCAAATCCTGATTTGCCGAGTGAAGTACTCGAAGCCATGAAATATTTGGCTGGTGCGGGAAAAGCTGCCAGAGTTGCAAAACCTGGTGTGAACAATCTTTTAAAAGATTTATTCCTGGAAAAAGGTTCTGTTTCGGCAATCGAGATTTTCGAAAAATTCGAGTTTGGCCGGCCGACCATGGAGCAGAAAATCCGAACCTTCATAAAGAGCGCGCCAGAGGATAGAATCTGGATTGCCTTTGAAAGTGGTTCCTACGTGGTCAAGGGTCATGGAGCCGAAGCCCCCGAAGGATGGACAGGTTACGTGCCGACGGTGAAAGCCGAAGAAACAGAACTCTAAGTTCATGGCAGAGGATTAAAAAATCCTCTGCCTCTTTTTTATATTTTTCATATCTATGAAAGATATAAAAGAGATAGTCAAGGGCGCGAGTCACAAAGATAGTCAAGGCCGCGAGCCACAAATAGGACTGGACAACTGGACAAAATAATCAAGGCAGTGAGTCACAAATAGGACAAAATAGGACTGGACAACTGGACAACTATATAGTAAAATATAGAAAATGCTCCGTGTCACGTGAAAAATAGTGAAAAACTATCAAATTTAATAGAAAAACGTTGAAAATATGCCCTTTTTTCATGAAATAATCATCCAATATTGATTAACTATACGACAAAAATAAAGCAAGGGAAAACAAGAAAATATATAGATAATTATAATCTATATAAGTAATAAAAAATGGCTGTTACAAATGTTACAAATGTTACAGTGAAATGGCAAGTTGGAGCGACGTATGTGAAAGTATGCGCGAAAATGTACTGCAACATTTGTAACGTTTGTAACGGACGAAAATAATTCTTTATATTGTAATAAATTAAACAATGAAAAAACTGTTACAGTCAGCTTTATTAGCGTCGTGTAGTCAAACAACCTTAGAAGATTAACTATTCTAAGTCCTTACCCTGTAAGGAATTAAGAAAAAGGACGATTTTTCCATTTTTTAGGATTTTCTCCCTTATGTCAAAAAAACGACAGTTAATGAATCTTTTAAGATTATCACGTGCCACAGGTCACATATCCAAGGCCCAATTCTTAGCCTAAAAGAGAGCCAACCACAGCTAATCATCCATATGCCAAATGCCAAACAACCACGCAAAGAGAGCCGACCATAAAGAGCGCCAGTCATAATAATTGATAGCGAAAGCCATATATAGTAATAATCATATATATGAAAAATAAGTGAAAAAAATAAAAAATAATTGTTTACGTTCTTTTATATCTATGATAGAATAAAAGAGAATAAAAGAGAAAACGGAGCAAGACAAATGGCCGACAAGAAAAAGTATAATTATATTGACCCAATGTATGAAGTCAATAATTTAGAAAATAAAAAGGCAACAAGGCCCAGGGCAAGTGCGAATGCAAAGACAACCACAAGTAAGCCTATAAATGACACAAAAGCAAAAGCAGAAAAAGAAGAGCGCAAGAGTAACAAAGACTTCTATTTGTTATTCAGAAAAGCACATTCTATTGCTATACAAAGAGCAATAGAATCAGAAAACTATGCCTTATCAAAAGAGCTGTCAGCATTAACAATTAGTTCAGCTGCAGCAAATAAAAAAGAACCTATTGTTATAGAATCAATTCAGAGCGAGCCATTGTTAGTGTTAAAACCAAGAAAGAAACACAGGCCACATATCAGGCCAAGAATAAACAAAGACAAAGTTGTTACAATGGACATAGATGGTGCAGTAAGTGAGGATGCAAAGAATGCATTGCTATCAGCAGTTAGTCATGAAGAAGCAAGGAGCAAGCGACTAACAGAAAAGTTTGTAGCAGAAAGAAATGCAAAAGATACTGAAGCCATAGCATTGAAGAAAGCCAGAAAGATAGCAAATGCAACTTTATCATTGCTTTATAAAAAGTTATCTGAAGCGAATAGTATGGAAGCAGAAATAAGAATTAGACAGAAAATAGAAGAAGTAGAAATTGGTATACTGTTTAAAGAAAGACAGTATAAGTCAATAGTGGAAAGAAGAAATAAATAACTGGAGGTAGTTATGACAGAAGTATATAATAAGATAATCATAAATGGCGAGCAGTACTATTCTGTAGAAAGTTTCGCAATAATTGTTGGACGGTCAGAACAAGCGATACGCTTGGCAATAAGACTTGGCAACAGATTTAGGAAGCTAAGGGCTATACACGTGGGCAGACAGCTTTATATCAATTGTTCAGAGTTGACAGAGTATTTGTTTGCACATTCTGGGCGGTCGAAAATGGTTGACAGTTTCGATGAATTTGGCAATAAGACAACACGCTATTATGCTTAAGTTGTCTATAAAAACTATAAGGAGATATATCATGCACAAAATCAACACAGACAAGTACCGAGTGAAGCCCGCGACAAAGGGCGAGCAGAACAGGAGAGTCAAGGCTTTACGCGAAGAGTATGCGAAGAAAACCGTGAAGAGCCTAATTGAGTACAGAGCAAAGCTTGATGCTCTGCAGGCATTGGACAGGCGGTAAATAATATGAAAAGTAACAGTATTGAGATACAGGCGACAAATAGTATGCAAAGTGCTAGGATTGACATACTAGCCGACAAGTTAAGAAAAGTAGATGGACTTATGGTTTTCAAGGTACGTAAAGATAGATTACGGATAATCTTAAAAAGCGAGACTATTAGAGACTTAACAGTGCTGAATATAGCTCTGGACATAAGGTAGGCAAAAAATGAACGCATACTATATGAAAGAAACAGATGATGCAGGCAAAGTGCATAAACATTTTGTTTATTGCAAATTGAGCACGGAGCAAGCGGCAGGGATGTTGGCAAAGAGGATTGACTTTATTAAAGAGCTGCCCATTAAAGATTACGAAGAACTTACTGTAACAGAGCCTGAAGTACATTTAACAACAGATGGTGCTTTTGTGAATTACTGCAAAAAGAGATTGTCAAGGCCTAAGTTAGTGCTGTTGCTTGACACTCGGCGAGAGCTGAACGAACTGCTTGACGAATTTGGTTACGAGCTATAGCAGAATGGTGGGCATTCAATAAAGAGTGCCCATTGTTAAGCGCTAGCTTAAAGGAGATACGAAATGGAAAATAATGATTGGCAAGTGGCAGATTTACAGCACAACATAATGCTACTAAAAAAGAAACAGGAAGCGTTTGAATTAAAAATGACTGCAACAATTGTTGAATTAGATAGACAAGTTGCTTTTATTACGAAAGCATTGAATAATGCTGTAGAAATACAGAATGGCATAATCGATGCTGTAATGCTAACAATAACAGGCGATACTAATGAATAATGAAAGACAAATTATGCTGCTTAAATTAAAGCAAGGAGCATTTGAAAGAGAGCAAGCGAGACTTGCCAAAGAGCTTAAGCTTTTAGAAACAGAGTTATTAGAAATTGTTAATCAAATAAATTGTCTGCAAGCTGGAGGCAGACTACTAGTTAAAACAAATGGTGTTGTTTGTATTTGGCCAAGCGACAAGCAGCTATGCTTATTTCCGCATACCGACTGCAGATTATGCGAAGTGAATGACACATGCCCAGAGGCTAAACTATGACACGGAGCATACTACACACAATAAGAATAAAGAGTCTTGAAGAGCTAGCAGACCTTGAAGGACTTACAATTCATAAGAAATATGTAAGCTATGCAGGACTTATAGTAGAATACAGTCTGCTTGTTATGTATGCAGAAGAAGAACTCGAAGGCTTGCCAGAAAGAATGGACTGTGACTATCCGTATCATCCAGATATACCCTGGTTCTGTATTGCAGAAGTAGACGGCGAAGTTTATAATAGCTAAAGGATAAGCAAATGACAAGTAAAGAAGTTATGGGGAAAATTTGGAATACTCCCGGGTCAGCTGAATGTCTAATGCTCAAGGCATTGATAGAAATCGGACTTGATTGGGAAGCAAAAATAAAAGATTTTCCGGAGGAGTCACGGCAGATGCTCACGATAACGAAGGAACTTGAATGGCTGTCGGGAATATTAGAACAGGTCACTGGACTGGCATGGGAAGAGCTGACAAAATGATGAATTGCAGAAAAGAGTTTAAAGCGCATATCTTTGGTAAAGAATTAAAGTGTGCAATGATATATGACAAATTCGATATTGAAGAAGCAAGTATATTTGCACTGCAAGAAAATTTTACATTGAATGAATATCGAAAATTTCTTGATGCAATCGATTTTGATTATGACGAAGGCTTTGGTCAGCAGTATGTCTTTGGTACTATTTGGTATGCCGACGGCACTTGGTCAGAGCGCTATGAATATGACGGTCTTGAAAACTGGGTTCATATGTCAAGCCCAGAGATACCAAGAATATTAAAGCAATAAAAATATTTTATTAAGGAGTACAGAATGAATGAATTTGTGATGGGCAACGTAAAACAGAAGATGCTTGTCGTAACAGAAAGCATGCATGGAACAAGCAGAGTACGCGTAGAACTAAAGAGCTTTCGTAAAGATGAAGATGGTAACGCGAAGGTTGACAAAAAAGGCAATGTGATAACTGTTGGTAAGCTTTACACAGGTGTTGGTGGTTTTAAGTATGCAAAAGACTTTGTATATGCAGTAGCAAGAAAGGCAGCCATCGATAATGCTTTTTCTTCAATGAACAAAGGTGGAATAGCATGAGATACGAAAATATCAAAATAGCAAAAGAAGATTTTGATGCAATGGACTTTGATGACAAGAAATACGAATTGGAAGTCGCATTTGACGACTTAGATTTTAGTGACATGTCAGAGGAGGAGATGGATGAGTACTACGATGTCGAATGAAGAGCTTGAT